CGGGGCATTCATCCTTGCTAAGCTGCAGGGTAACCATAAGCACGGGGGGCCCGGTACATGTACCTATTTTCCCGGCTTCTTGCACTCCAAGAGAGTGGCTCCACAGCTCCAGCCCCCGGTTTAATTGGGTGCCGACTTGGATCCTTCCCCAAGGATCACTGTGTTAACACCAACCACTCTGCTATCGGTGCGCAAGTGCTGCGCTGCACAGCACTACGGCGGCCAGTTTACGGTCAGGCCGGACCACCCGCCGCGCATGCATAAGCACGCGCGGTCTGGGCTGGTGGGAGCGATTACCCCCTCACCATTCTAGAACGAGCACTCCTCATCGAAGTCGATGACGTAATCGATCTTGACGTAACCCAGGCTAACACCGGTTGTGGCCGTGCTGATGAAGCGCGATGTTAGAGTGCCAAAGCACACATCATCGTAGTTGCGCGTCTCAGCGGCCCCGGTGCTCGCGGACTTCTGGCAGTACCGCTCCTCGCGGTCGCGGGAGCTATGAGGCTTCCACGTGACAGAACTGCTCTTCAGGATGCTGCTGACAGTGCTGACCTCCTGGGAGTAGATCTTGTTGAAGTCAGTGGTGGGGTCACACTTTGTCTCAGCGTCGAAGCCCATGGCATAAGAGCCGGAGTATGTGTCGCTGATGTTAGGGACCCACTCAGCCCTCAAGCTCTTGAGGTTCCAGTGCCGGTACATGGAGGCGAACTGCACAAGCTTGGGGCTGTAGTACCCCAGGAAGGTGGCAGAGCCGTCTGTGACCAGCGCCAGTCTCATAAGCCAGGTGTTGCCGCCATCAGCGTTTTGTGGCAATGCCACGAGAAAGCTACCGTTCACCCGCATAGAGCGCTTCTCAGACTTACTGAAGATGCGCGCGGAAGTCATGGCAGCTGCGCTGATGACCGAGGTCTCACCACCCTTGCCCCCCCCCTTCTTCTTCTTCTTCTTCTGCTGACCAGCAGAGGAAGAGCTTCCGTTGGTAGTGGAGGCGTAGCGGCGGAGTGCTTCGTTGACGGCTGCGCGCGCAATGGCGCGAGCCGCAGCACCAGCAATAGTGCCCCCATAAGAAGCACCGCCGCCAGCTGCCAGGGCTGTGTTAGCAGCGTACCTGGCGAGCTGTAGGCGATTGTCCCTCCTGACAAGAGCCATGCTATCGTGCTGTTATCCGTAGTGCTGCTCGAGCGTAGAAAGAGAAAATAATACTTGTTGGTTGCCTGTGAGCTAGGCAGCTAGGCGCTCTGCGAGAGCGTGAATGATAGGGCTGGGGAAACCCTATCCTTAAGGCGCGTTGCCGACTGCGCTTTAGATCGCAGCTCCTTCCTCGACCACGGTAGGGCTCCGAGGTGAGGTGGGACCAGAGTGGCTTCAATTGCCACCTGTAGGCTGGGTGGGACACCGAAGGCCCAAAAGAAGGACTGACGCGAGCGGGGAGTGATCTCCGGGGTTGGCACCTTAGAGGTGATGGTTTTGTGCTGCTCCTTAAGTTTGCTGCTCACCATTCGACCAAACCCGGTCTCCTCAAACTCGACCATGCCCTTTGTCCCTGGCTGGCTGTGGCGGCAGGTTGCATAGAACTGCTGCATGATGGGTATGCCAGCGCTGAGGTGCCCCCCACCGTACCCGATGAGGTTCACTATATCTCTGCGTGCCTGGTCATCCACCCATTTGCCAGCCCCCATGAGGTCGCTGCTGAGCGCCTTCATGGGGTTCCGGACCATGGTGTACCTAGTGCCATTCCACACTGGGCGGCACTGGCAGAATTCTATCTGCTCGAAGATGTCGACTGGGTCGCCCACCTCGATGGACATCCCAGCCGAGAGGAAGTGTTGGCTTACTGCTGCCTGGAACGCTGCGGCATCACTCCTCTCCATGATGACAACGCAATCGTCGCCATCGTTGGCCACCTCCATAGGTACACCGATCTGCTTGCTCAGCCCATAGTAGAGAGCTGTGACAATCAAGCAGTTCCCCAGTGCGGTGTTCATGTCCCCAGACATCCGAACACCCTCCACCTCAAAGCGTATCACTGTGCCGTCTACACGGTTCCTGTGTATGCCCTTGTTGCGCAGCTGCTGGGCCAGCAAGCCGGCCAGCTCTTCCACGCCAGGCACCCCGGAGAAGTACTCCAGGTAACAGGAATGCTCCCACTCCAACGCAGGTTTGCTGATGTGTTGGTCGCACCTGCTCAGGTCAGAGAGGAAGGCCACAGGGTCGCTGAAGGCAGACCACTTCTCGAAGAGCACATCTCCCCGTGTGTCGGGGTTAGCGCACTTGAGTACCACTGGGGTGGTCGTGGGACGAACCCAATTCCACCTTGACGCGCCTGCGTAGATGCGGTGCTCATGTGGCTTGAGCCAGCGGGCCAGCTGAATGTTGAAGCGGGCTCCCCGGGGGTTAATCCCCCTAGGGACCGGGTCGGCCTTCTTCGAGAAGTTGGCAAACTCGATCTTCGGGAAGGAGTCCAAGACCGCATCAGCTGGCGACGGCGGACGCTCACGGAAGCTATCCAGGGCCTTGGAGTACCGCTCCTTTTTGCGTTTCCCGTTCATCATTGCAGGGACTTCCTGCAACTTCACCGGGACCGGCAGAAAGAGCGGCGCCATCTCAGCCCTGACGCCTCCAGTCAGCTCGTCGAATGGCCGCGTTGGCTGGGGTGTTGCCACTAGTCGCCCCCCAGAGTCGCGCACCATGAATATCCGCTCCACGATAGCGCGAAGCATATCGTGGCCGCACCCCTTGTGGGTGAGGAAGGCACTCGGGTGCCTGTCCCCCACCCACACATTAGGTCGGCAGTAGACGCAGTCGCAGGCCGCAGGGAGGTTTTCAAACTCCACAAAGCCGCGCGCGCCAAACTCCAACCGTCGCACCCCACCCGCAGATCCGTCCCTGATCGCCGTGTAGTGCGGGTCTTCAACCCTCGGCCCGGTGCTGGCACTGCACACTCCGGCGTAGACCTGCGGGCCCCCCTAGGCCACATTGGGGGCGGGCGGCACGGGTTCAGCCCAAGCAGTGAAGGGCTTGATCCCGAGCAGCACCTCAAAGAGGGTGGGGGGGCGCTGGGCCTTGTCATAGGCCACTTTCATCCCGGTGACGCACGAGTTGTGAGCCACCAGGGCAGCTGCTACAGCATAAGGGGTGGGGGTGAACACAGCCTCCACTAGGAGGGGGGTCCACTTGGTGATGTCGTCAGGGCGGCAGTTGAACTGCGACCCAGGGACACGCCCCGCAAGGTACGTGCGGATCCACTGGTCCACGGTTTGACGGTCGATGTCCTTTGGGGGGTCACCAAACCGGTTCTTGGCCGCGAATACAGCGTACCGCAGTTTGCGGGTGTTTAGAGCTGGGTTGGCTCCCTCATCACCAGCCTCGCAGCCATCCCCAGCTCTGAGGAGGCTGGAGAGGTGCTTGGCCCCGAGCTCAGCCTCACGGGAGGCAGCGAGGAGGGCGAGTGTGCCTGCAGCACGGGCCCGCCTCCAGTAGTAGCAACCCGCGAGGGTGACCGCCGCCACTGCTGCACAGGCCGCTGCGGTGTAGGTGCGGGTGCCGATGGTGCTTCCAGCACCGAGAGCCATTCTGCTACAGCGATCTCTAGAGCTATCTTGGCTTCCACAGTGGGCCTACTGGGACTCGCTCCCATAGTTCCACGACAAGTGTGGGGGGACTCCAGTGGCCGGTAGTGGGCCGTCGGCGACTGCACTAACCACTAAGAAGTCTCTAAGGATGGCCTCAGCTAGAGAATGAGCCACCCCCCGCACATTGGGGCAGCCATGGCGTACTAGGACAGCTGAGACCGTGTCTCGGAGCTGGTTTTGGGGTTGTGTTACTGGTCTCACCATTTCTAATATCAGTATAGACAGGGGACCACCACAGGTGGGCAGAACAGCAAGAACGCACGAAACAACATCGCAGCGAAAATAAACAAGGCAAGCCCGCCAATCCCACGGGGACGTCTCCCGGGGTATGCCGGCACGGAGGGGTGTCAAGCCCTACGGATAGGCAGCCACGCTCTATTGGTGCGATAAGAGAACCAATAGACACCGAGGGTGG